GATCCATTTGGTAGAAGACACATTATTAGTATGTATCAGTATGTTGATTTAGAAGAAACAAGTGGTTTATTTCCTTGTGCTTATGAAATCCTTTGTTCGGTTAGAAAGGTTGGTGAAGATAAGGTATTGGATATGACTTTAATTCAGCGAAGCAACGATTATCTTGTTGCCGGATATATCAACAAAGTACAATATTTGGGATTACAAATGATGATTGCTGGTCATTGCGGTTATAAAATTGGTAAGTTTTGTCATCTAGTACAGAATCTTCACATATATGATAGACATTTTGATGGAATAGATGAATTACTAAACAGGACACCATTAGATACTGATTTACCTTATATTGAATTGAATAGTAATAAAAATTTTTATGACTACACTATTGACGACTTCAAAGTATATAATGTGGATAAAATAATTAAAATAAATTCACAATTAGAGATGGCAATTTAGGATTTTTACAAATTTACAGATATTTATATGGTAAGGAGGTAATACCATATGATTATTTATAAGACAACAAATTTAGTTAATCAAAAATTTTACGTGGGTAAAGACACACATAATAACCCAAATTATTATGGATCAGGTAAAAGGTTGAAATTGGCAATTCAAAAGTACGGAATAGAAAATTTTAAAAAAGAAATACTTGAAATTTGTGAAACTTTAGACCAGCTAAATGAACGAGAGAAATTTTGGATTAAAGAATTAAATGCAATAAATGAAGGTTATAATATTTCGTTAGGTGGTGATGGTGGTGACACTATAAGTAATAACCCAAGAAAATATGAAATAGGTAGGAACCATAGTGAAAAAATGAAAGACCCTAAAGTCAATAAGAAAAAAGGGACAAAAATTATTAAATTAAAAAAACGAGACGACCCAAATTGGATAAATCCACGAATAGGTAACCATAGTCCACTAAAGGGTAAACCAACAGGTAAAAAGGGTGTAAAAAATCCAGAACATTCCGAATGGATGAAAAAAAATAATCCATTTAAGGGTAAAACTCACACACCTGAAGTTAAAGAGTTTTTAAGTAACTTAAATAAAAAACCAAAAAGTGAAGAACATAAAAGAAAAATATCGGAAACACTTAAAGGTAATAAACCCGGTAATATGAGAAAGGTTATTGTTGATGGTATTGAATATGAGAGTTTAAGTTTTGCTGCCAGAGAAATTGGAATACCAACATCAACAATGAAAAATAGATTAAAATCTCCAAAATTTGACAATTACAAATACAAAGATTAAAATTAAAAAATTATGGAACAAAAAGAACCAACAAAAGTAAAAGGGTGGTACGTACTCGGATCAACAGATAAATCAAACACCGTATCATTTTCATTTACATGGAAACCAAAATGGTTACACAGACAAATGATGAGAATATTTTTTGGATGGTATTGGGTTGATGAAAAATAATTCTTATAATTAAATAAGTTATGTTAAAATTTAGAATAGTACAATTATTTCACGACGCTTATTCATCTGAAAGAAATGTTGAATGGGTGATAGAACAAAAGAAGTTTTGGGGTTGGAGACAAATATATCGTAATGAAGGGCCTAAACACGTTGAGGTAACACATAGTAGTTATGATGAAGCCGAACAATATCTTTTGAGTAACTACACAGGACACGGAATATGTAAAAGATATGGTAGTTATTACACATTTGAATATTATAGTTATTCCTATTAATATAAAATAGTTTTGACAAAAACATATAAAAATGTAAAAAGTATTTAAAGTTATGAAATTTAAACCACAGATCACAGACATTATTTTAATAGTATCACTTGTTGCGTTATGTTTCGGTGTTTTTAAGATATCAAATCTTGAAAATGAAAACCGGGTGATGCAAGAAAAAATAAAAGACAAAGATTCCGTTATTACGGAACTTGAATATGAAATTGAAAATTTTGAGGACATACTTCAAGAACGTGAAATAGAAATTAAATATTGGGGTATGAAATATGACTCAATTAATATGATGGATTAAAAAATAAAGATAAAACAGATGAGTGAAAGATTTAAAAACGTATTAAAGAATACATTTCCCGATATGGATTTTGAGACCCAAAAGGAAGTGACACCACAAAATCAACTTGAAGAATTGAATGATTACTTGATTATGTTGGCAAAAATGGATAAAATCGGAATCAGAAGAAAAATTGTTCTTCTTGAAGGTTATTTACACAAAATTAAAAACGAAATAAAAAAATGAAAAAATATCTAATAATTGCAATATCCGCTTTTGTAATAGAGACCGCAGCGACAATGTATATTGCAACTGTTGCTGACAGAAATATTATGATGATATTTTGGGCAGCCATAGGACCATTTCTAGGATTACCATTTATTGGTTATATGGTTGAATCAAAAACCTGGAGCGAGAGAATAAAAATGGCAACATCATCCGGTATTGGATATGGATTGGGATCACTGGTAGTTTATTTATATACGATTATTTAATATGGAAGAAAAAAATTTAGAACTAGACATTATGAGACAAATCAAGAAACAACTTAACGAAAAGGAACTTGATGTGTCGTTAACTCCGATAATTTATAAACAAGACGACTTTAGACCAACGATTGGTGTGAGAGTAAAAGAAAATAATAAGTGGGTTTTAAAATATACAATTCATATAACAGAAAATAAATAAAAATGGGGGTCAGTGACCCCCATTTCTTTTATTTAATATCCGTAGATTCTAATAGTGTATAACTAAATTTGTTTCCGTGTATTTTTGCAGCTTTCTTACAGATTGACATAAATACATCAAAATCCATAACTCGTTTAAAAACCTGACATCCGTGCGACCAATCATCAATCCAAGTTGAGTCTTTTCCGGCCTTGTGGATATTAATCCCAAACATCCCAGTGTCGGTAACTTTTTCATCGTAAACTAAATCTTTGTTTGCATCTCTCCATACCGTAACATTTCCATTTCTTTGACAAAGAGCATCGTACTTTCCTTGATGTTTATCAACTTTCCAGACACCTCTGTACTGACCCGGTACAAGTCTTGCAACACCATTTTTATTACTGAATTCTTGAACACCTTTTTTACCAGGATCACAAGTCCCGTTCCAGCAGTAAAACTGCCAGTTACCAGTTTCATCTTTAAATGAAATTGTTAAATGGTCGTCAAACACATTTGTAACTTTTTTATATACTGCAGGTGATGTGTTTCTAACACCAACAATATTAACATCATAACCTCTATTTGATTCATCATCAAACCATTTGTAACCTTTTGCTTCTACAGCACTTTCAATTTGTTCTCTTGTATAACTCATAACATTTATTTTTTTTATAAATATTATTTACTTTCAAAAGAGTGTGTTATGACATATTTATTATTATGTCAAAGATCTCAAAAATTTCGTTAGTAGTATCAGTAATTCTACTTATTCTTTTTATTACAACTGAATCATTATTTGTTACAAATTTTCTGGAACATATAATTAAAGTAGGTTATGTTGAAGTTGCATTAATTGTTGGGTTTACACCGTTCATTATTGTAAACATTTTTGAGTACATCAAAAAAAGTAAAAAAACAAAATTTATTAGTTTGTACCAAAAAGAACTAAATGATGTTATTATCTCACAATCTCACAATTCTTTATTTTATGAAGGAAATGTAAATGAAGGAGCAAAGGCATTAACTCAAGATGTTACACAAACAATTAATACTGATAGGTGTTCTATTTGGTTATATAATAACGATAGAACTTCAATTATTTGTCATCAGTTATATATAAAAGCGGAGCATAAGTGGTATCAAGATATTGAACTATTTAAAAAAGATTTCCAGGAGTATTTTTTGGCACTATTAATTAATCCAATAATAGTTGCAAATAATGCCGAAACGCACCATGCGACATCTTGTTTTACAGAAAGTTATTTGAAACCGCTTGGAATCAAATCAATGCTTGATGTCCCAATCATTCATAAAGGGGATGTTCTTGGTGTTATATGTATTGAAAGTTTGACCAGTAGGGAATGGAAAGAATATGAAGTAAATTTTGCTCAAATGCTAGCATCACTTTATTCATTTGCTTTTTCGGTAAAAGAAGGAGACACCTTAACAAAAAAAGTTATTCAAAAAGAAGCAGAATTAACAAATAGAATGGATGCTATCAATAGATCAAGTCCTGTTATTGAATTCACTATTGATGGTGAAATTTGCTATGCAAATAATTCTTTTTTAGACGCAATGGGATATACAAATGAGGAAATAAAAGGTAAACACCACAGTATATTCTTATATGATGAAGATATAAATTCAAAAGAATATAAAAACTTTTGGAAAAAATTAAAAGAAGGGAAGTATTATAGTGGGGAAATAATTAGAAAGAAAAAAGATGGGTCACCAATTCATTTAAGTGCAACTTATAACCCAATTATAAATGATGAAGGCAAACCATATAGAGTTTTAAAAATTGCTAGGGATATTACTGAAATAGTTGAAAACTCAAATCAAATACAAAAACAAAATACATATCTAGAACATGCCGCAAAAATATTAAGACACGATATGCATTCTGGAATTAACACATATATACCAAGAGGTATCTCATCCCTTGAAAGAAGATTAACAGATGATGTGATTTCTAATTTGAAACTTGAAGCACCATTAAAAATGTTAAAAGAAGGATTGTTACACACACAAAAAGTGTATAAAGGTGTGTTTGAGTTTACAAATCTAGTTAAAAAAGATGTTGTTTTAAATAAAACAGAATGTGATTTAAAAGTAATACTTGAAAATTACCTTGCAACAACATCATATAAATCACAAGTTAAAATTGATGAATTATTAAATATTGATGTTAACGAACCACTATTTTGTACTGCGGTTGACAACCTTATTAGAAACGGATTAAAATATAATGATAACGATACAAAATATGTACATATTTATTTAGAAAATAATGACCTTGTAGTTCAGGACAACGGTAGAGGATTAACACAAGAAGAATTTAACTTGTTATCAAAACCATATGTTAGAAAAGAAGGACAAAAGGAATCGGGAACCGGACTTGGTTTAAACATATGTCTGGCGATATTAAATGAACACGGTTTTAGTGTTTCTTGTGAAAAGAATGACATTGGGACCAAAATGAAAATAAAATTAAAAAAATGATTGAATCTATTTTATTAGTTGATGATGAGGATCTTTTCCACTTGGTATTTGAAGATAGCTGTTCTCTACTAGACATAAGTCTTTCTTTAAATTCTATAACAAGCGCCGACGAGGCGGAAAGAAGATTTAAAAAATGGTTTGAAGAAAACAACACAGAGGATAAACCTGAATGTGTGTTTGTTGATTTAAACATAATTGGAAGTTCGTTTGATGGAATTGAACTTATTAGAAGAATAAACTTCCAATACGGAAATCACGTAGTTATTGGGATAATTTCATCTTCAAATGAACCGGAAGAACAAGCAAAGGCTTTACAGGCTGGAGCACAGTTTTGGATTATAAAATCGGACGAAATAGAACCAAGATTGGAAGAGTTCAAAAAAGATTTTGAGGGTTATAAAAATAGAACAGCACCATTTAAAATTTACAGATGATTAAAATTGATGGTAATACAAAACGTACCCTTATTGACCTATATAATAAGAAAAAAATAGGCCTTGAAGGAAATATTACCAAAATTATTGATAATGAAAATGACCCGGAGTTCAAAAAGTACCTTGAAGATTGTCTAACAAATGACACAGAAAAAAGAAAAAAACGTCTTGAAATGACAAAACAAATTCAAAAACAAAATGATGAGTTGGTTGTTGCAAATCAAGAAAATGAAAGGATTCTATCTGAACTCCAGGAAACATTAAAAGAAGTTGAAGAATCAAGACTAACTTTTGAGGTTCAAAACCGGGAACTTAACGAATGGAAACAAGATAATTTAAGACTTACCGAAGAATTAAAAATTGAAATGGTAAAAGCCGAACAAGCAAAAGTTACTGCCGAGACAGCAAAACAAAATGCTGAGAATGATCTTGACCTTTTACAAAAAAGAAATCAAACTGAATTAATATCAACAATTGTAAGAGTTGCTTTGTACATTATAGTTGGGGTCGGAATTGTCACAACTGGGGTTTATGTGTTTACAATGATAATGGGTAAAGACACACAAGTAATAAGTGCGGCCTGGTCTAATATATTTGGAATTTTATTAACAAATGCTTTCTCAATTGTAGGAACAATTATGGGTATAAAATATGCAACAGAAAATAAAAATTAAAACTATAAATTATGTTACTTAAAGTAGGATCAACCGGTGAAGATGTAAAAAAATTACAATCAAAATTAGGATTAACAGCTGATGGTTCCTTTGGACCAAAAACTGAAACGGCTGTTAAAGACTGGCAAAATAAAAATGGATTAAAAGCCGATGGTGTTGTTGGTGATGGAACCTGGTCAAAGATGTTTGGTGGTGTTATCAAAGAAGATGTTGTAATAGCAAAAGTTGAAGGATTAAACATTGATAAACTTAAAGGTCATATTCCAGATTCTGTGTTAACACAAATACCAGAAACCGCAAAGAAATTTAATATTACAAATAATTTAAGACTTGCACACTTCTTATCACAATGTGCTCACGAATCCGGAAACTTTAAAGCTGTTAACGAAAATCTTAATTATTCCGCTCAAGGACTCAGAGGAACATTTGGAAAATACTTTCCATCAACACTTGCCGAACAATACGCTAG